GTCCCAACTTGTTTGATGTCTATCACTCATTCTCTTTTACCTACACAATCTACAACTTCCAAAATTCCAACTCCAGTATCTCTTCTAGTAATTAAATTATTTCCTCTTAAGAATCTAAAGACTGGTTTAATTATTGCATTATATCCAGTATTACTATCTATACCAATCTCTGGAAGTTCAGTAAATCCTATACCAGTATTTTCTATAGTAATACCAATAAGTTGACCATTATACCCAAACTTTGGAGTTAATTTTGTTCCATTATCTGGAGTAACAACAATTTTATCCCCATCTTTATATCCAAATCCAGGATCAGTAATTTTAACATCAACAAGCTCAGATATTACGGGATAAATTCCTAGGTTTGGATCTTGAATATCTTCTGGAGGACACTCTGGAGCAGTGCTTGTCGTATCAAAAGCAGCAACAAATGGAGACTGTCCTGCAAACTGAACATAGTCACCTGTTTTGATTTGCATGATCTCACCAGGACTGTATGGATACTCCCAATTACCATCAGATCTTCTTATTGTTGATTGACATCTACTTGCCCATACTCTTCCATCACCTCCTCTACTTCCATCTGGTTTAGGTAGATAGTCAGTTCCACTATCAATCACAACAATTTTAGTAATTCCTTTCACAATCTCTCCTGGTTTTGGTCCGATATCAGTACCACCAGTTCCTCCAACAATTCCACCAGTACCACCAGTACCACCAGTACCACCAGTTCCACCACCAGTACCATCAGTTCCAGTTGTCGGTGGTACATAAGGAACATCACCAATTTCAGCAATAGCAACGGCACCTTTTCCTTTTCCACAAGAATCTTCAATATTCACAAATGGTGCTTTTGTATATCCATATCCAGAAGAAACAATATCTATACCTAAGATGTCACCTGCAGCACTTACAATTGCATTTCCAGTAGCACCTTTTCCACCTCCACCCCAGAATGAAATTTTTGGTGGTCCACAAAGAATTGGTCCAACATTACAAGAGTCACCAACACCAGCAATCATGGAATTAATATCAAGATTAAACTTGAAATTATTCGGATCTACTATTGATGTCGCTGAAGAAATAATTGATTTTGCTGAGTTCATAATTTTACTCACATCCAAAGAAATTCCTGGAGAAGAAGATCCTTCTAAAGGACTCCATTCGGTAACTTCAGCACATTCTGCTTTCACATCACAAGTAAGAAAATCTAAAAGAGAAGAAATAGCATCAAGAATAGAATCAATTAATCCTTTAATAGCAGAAATAGTTCCCAAAACAGCATTTAGAATACCATTAACTGCAGATAATATCTGACCAATTATCTGACCAACTAATTCAGTCAAAAACTTTTCGACCGCACAGGTTGCCATATTAACATAACGGTCAACAATAGAAGTTAAAAATTTCTCTATTAGTCCAGCAAGATTATCTAAAATTTTATTAAAGAGGCAAAGAATTAAATCAATTGCTGTTGCTTTTTTTTCTTGAAGTTGAAATCTTTGATTTAAAAATGCTGCTGCTTTTGCCTTATTAAGAGCCCAATTAATGCCCCTAATTACCATATCTTTTATATAACCAATCAACCATTTTACATATCCAGTTATTTTATCAGCAAATCCATTGATTACTGATTTGGCTTCGTTTAAAAAGTTTTCTGCATTTGAAAGGGCACTATTAGGTCCATTGAGTTTATTTCTTAAAGCCTCAATGTCTTTCTTCATATTCTTAAGACCATTATTGATAGCATTACTATCAAAAGGTTTACATGCAGACGGAACAGCAAAATTTGAAGCTAACTTTGCAAAGTCATCATCAGACTGAGAAAACTTACAATCTGCTCCTGCTCCATTCAAGTTTGCAACTTTTGATTCCGCAATATTTGACGAAGGAACAACTGCCCATTGGCCAAGTCCAGCAGAAAATCCAGATTTTGGTGTGCAACCTTTTTGATTCTGACCTTCTTTCTTTTCAGGAAAAACACATAAAGAGTTATTAATTAAACTGGTAATATAGTACTGCTTATTAAATCTACTCTTATGAATATTTACAAAAGAATCTGCAGCAAGTGGCATATACATCTGTAGACCAGCTTGCCCTGAAGGAAAATCAGTCTGTCTTATTGCATCAATTAACTGATCTTCTGGAGTATCTCCAGAATTTAAAAAACACAAACGAACCTTATATCTTTCAGACCAACCTACAGCATCTTTTCCCTTCTCACCACCGCGATTAGGAATACAAAATTGTTTATAGGTTTCGGCAGATATTTGACCTATTCCAATATATTCATACTCTTTATCAAAATCAAAGATATAAGGTTTGTTTGAGTAAAATGTCATTATTAATCTTCGTAAACTCTACATTCTAAAGCTGCTGGATTTTCGTCACAATATAATTCCAGGGGTGTTGGATCATGATCATCATCTGGGTGACTAACCTGATATTTTTCTAATGAATCAAGTTCACCTTCCAAGTGTCTTCTTCTCTGTGAACTTGTATTAGGATTATCAAGTTCATCTCTATCATCATTAATGTGTTGTTGAAGTGATCTTTCCATTTTAGGTTACCTTAAACTTTTACACCAAAAGAATCTCTAACTAGAGATAATCCAGTATAAGTTTGTGTGGGAGAAATGTAATGACATAACTCCAATATCATATATATACCACTATCTTTGGGACTTCTAATCGGAGTATCCTTTGTAGACAGTTCTGGTAAGTCGCACTGAATAATATCTCCAGCATGTAAACTAAAGTCTGCTGGTATTTTGATTTCTGTCATAAAGTTTAATCTTTGTCGATAGTTTTGTATTGATTGACCTATTGTTTCGGAAACATTGAAGTTTTCTTCTTTGGATTTTTTCAACTGTTGCTCCACAGAATCACCAGTTCCATATGCCATACCAATAGATTTTGGAGAAGCAAAGAAATTAGTTGGTTGTTTTGTATATTCGGTATAATCAGGAAGATCTAAACCTGCTAAAACTTTTCCAGCATCTTCAGCAATCAAAGGAGAATTTTTTTCATAAACAAATTTGGTAAAATCAAAAGTTTCTGTAACAGATCCAAAGGCACTATAGTCTAACTGCTTTTCAACATCAGCAACTCTTACTGCATTTGCATCTAAGATTTTATCATCATATCCTGCTGGTATTTCTTCATCAACTTTAAAGTTATAGATATATTTCTTGATTGGTTTCCCCTTAAATATCTCATCTGCAGATTTGAAATGAAATCCTTTTGCAGTTTGCCAAAAGAAAAATCCAGCAGTCTTTCCACCTACCGTTGGAATTGCGATTGGTTGAAGTTCTAAGATAACTTCAAATGGTTCTTTTCTTAATCCAAAATCAGAAAAAGTATTTAGAGTTTCACTAATGTCTAACTTCTTATCTGTTTTTAAATCATCCTTCAGAATACTTTCAACTGTCTTGGAAATTTTACCGCTATATCTTTTCGTTACTCTATTCTTTAAAAGTTTATTATCTAAAAACTCTTTAGAAACAATTTGAGCAATAAAACTAGATGACTTAAAAGATCTTGTTTCAAAGTTTTTATGAGACAATCTTAATGAATTTCCGTCAGAAAAATCTAAAACATTTCCTACAGCATCAGTGTACTTGAAGGAAACCTTTTCTCCTCCCTGAAGTTTAAGTGCTTCTGCTGCAGAAAGTCCAGATTGTCCAGTGTCAACAACGGCAGCACTAATTCTAATAGTATGATCAATCATACTTTCACGATACTCAATTCTAGGAGCACCAGTTCTCACATCAAAAGAACTGCCACCAGTGTTTGATGATATTTCAAATAGATTTGCTGTAGATGCTTCCTTACTTCCAGGCATAGTTGTTATTTACCGTATTACTATTTACACCACGGGTACAGGTGTTTCTATTGGGACAAAAGCAACTTTTTCAATAAAGTAAATTGTGTCCGAAGTATCCGTCTTTCTTATGTCACTATTTGCAAAAGCAACTGTAGAAGAAGTTGGTTGAATTGGTGACAATGAAGCGTTTGCTCCAGGTCCTGCTGAGTTCCACAATAACCATTTACCATTTCTCCATTCATAATAACTTCCATCTGCTGCTCTTTTTTTCTCACCTTCTTTTGTTCCACTACCCAATCCAAATTCTTTAACAGTTGCTCTGAGATATGTATTTGATGCATCTGTAACAGAAATTTCTTGATTTGTTCCTAAGAATCCTCCACCTTTTTTAATAAATTTACCTGTTTCTGGGTCATAAACAACTCCTTTGTTACCTATTGGTGAAGGTGTTGATGTTGGTGGTTGGTTTGGTTGTCCTGGTGGATTTTGTTTAGGAGCAGATCTTAATTTTTCTACAGTTACATTGATAACTCCAGTAGAGTGACTTGCTATTTTACCAAATGCACCATGACTCAAATCTATTATTCTACCAAGTTTATCAAATCCACCAGTGTCATTAACTCTAACTACAACACTCTTACCATTTGCATTGTTTGTAACTTTTGCCCAAAATGGTTGTCTGCCGTCAAATCCAGGACTAATCATTGCAGCTGTCATTTTTTTAGAATCAAAAATTTCACCACTAGCAGTTTGTCTTCCTTCCCAATAACTATCATTTGGTCCCCCATAATAACTTGCTTGTCCAGAAATCTTTTTTCCTGTTCCTTGTAAATCTGGAGGAACAACTGTTGCTTGTTGTCTTTGGTACTCAAGAATTTTTTGTGGATTTGCAGGTCCTCCACTTAAATGTCCAAGAAGATATAAGGTTCCTCTTTGATCTTGGATGATTGTTACATTTCCATACCCATCATATCTCGGATCTGTACCTTCTTTAACATACTTTACAAACTTAAGACCTCCAGTTAGTTTGATTGGCTTCCCTTCGGGCATTGCCCAATCTTCACCTGCGTGTGTTTTCCCCCATCTTGGACCCGGACCAGAAGTAATAACCCAAGAACTCATTGGTTTACCACCAACAATAATATTATCTCTAACATTGCTTGGAAGATCTGTTTTAGCACCTGTCAAATTTTCAAAGTGAATATGGGGACCTGTCGAGTATCCAGTTGAACCAACATATCCAATAACCTCACCTTTTACATCTATTCCATCCACACCATCTAATGAATCTCCCGGTGTAACTCCAGGAACAGTATCTTTACCATCCAAATTCAATTCTCTATTTAAGTTCTGAAGTATTTTTGATGCAGAACTCTCAATAGAAATTGCAAGAGCATTAGAAATAAATCTACCAATTCTTTCTCCAATACTTAACCCACTTCCAAGTTGCTTTGTTGGAACAGATCCACCATTTGCCATCGCAATGGTTTTGGAAATATCACCAAAAGAATTATTAAGTTCCATGTTTACTGCATTCTCAACAACAGAACCAAATACATCACCGATTGATCTTGCAAGTTTCTTATCTGGTTTTTGTCCGAGGGTCATGTCAATGCCAGCACCAAACATTGCACCAGCGAGTCCATTGATAGACCTCATCTTCTTCACATCTTCAGAACTTCTCTTCAGTGCTCTTAATGCGCTTTTCTTCCCTGGTTCATCTGTTCCATATAACTCTTCGATTCTTAATTTACCGCCAGAATCTTTTCCTGGTTGTGTTTTTTGAGACTGAATTTTTGGTGGAGTTTTTCTTGGTATAGTTTTAAGTCTTCTACTAGGTTTAGATAAAGATTGATTTCTTCCACTAACAGTTCCACCTTGCGCTTTTGCTTGAACTGGTTTTGTATTATAACCAACAACAGTGTCATATAAAGCTTTACCAATCCAATCGCCAGCAAAACCACCAACAAACATTCCAACACCAGCACCAAGTCCAAATGTTGTTCCTCCAGCAAGAGCAATACCAATTCCTTGTCCTATAGCACTTCCCACTGCACCAGCAGCTGCTCTAGATGGTTTTTCACGAAACACAACAGTATCAATAATAAAACCAATTAATGATCCAATAACTGGTACAGCAACCAATGATTTCAAAGATTGTTTTGCACCTTGAGTTGCTAACTGTTTTGTTGTTTGTTTTGCCGCTTGTTGAGCAGCGACTGATTGTTCAAATGTTAATTTTTTCCTTGCAAGTTGTGATGCAAAATCACCACCCGCTTTAGATTGACCGGGTAAACGATATCTTCCGGGAGTCATTGCAGTTCCAGCACCAAATCCTCCAGTTGGTTTTGGAACTACGCCACCTAAAGTTTTCGAAACACTTGCTCCCAAACCACCAGCAGATCCACCTGGAGTTTTTGGCGCAGTGCTTGCAATCAACATTGCAGCACCAATTGCACCATTCAATACGACATTTAAGTTCTTTGAGAACTCATCAAAAGTCTTCTGTGCTCCTTCTCCACCAATCTGTTTAACAAAGTCTCTTGTTTGGTCATATGCTTTATAACCACGATCAATAAAATCAACCACACCCTGAAGTAAATTTTTAGCAAATCCCTCAATAAATTTACCTACAGGTTCAAGAACTTTTCCAAACTCCATAAGTTTGGGAAGTAATTCTCCATATTGATTGAAAAGATAACCAAGTAAAGTAAATCCAATAAAACGATTAATTCTATCAAAGATACTTTGTCCAGGAATTGATCCTATGAAATCAGATTTAATATTATTTTTTTTAACTTTTTCTTCTAATTTTTTTTCTTTCTGTTCTCTTCTAGATTTTTCTTCTTCTTTTCTTTTTGTAGATGCTTCCCTTTGATCTAGTAAAAGATTGTTGTTTATAATCTTACTTAAACTTATAATTTTTTTCTTAACTACAACTAGACTTCCAGGTTCATCAGTTCCCTTTTTATCTACCGGTTTTAAATCAGAACCTGTTATCTTTTTTACTGAGATACTTTTAACAGGTACAAGAAACTTTGGTTTCTCTATTGCACTACTTTCTTTACTTGGGGGTAAAAGTTTTTTGGAATCTATAACTGCCATTATGATGCTCCTACTAGATCAGAAATACCCAATGACAATGCAATTTTTGATCTGGAATCATTATTACTTGAAATAATGAACTCAGGAATTTTAGAACCTCTCGGAATAGAAGGTGTTTTAGTAGGTGATTTAATGGGTGGCAATACTGTATAAGTTGTTTTTGATACGATCACACGAGGACCTGGAGCAGGTGCTTTGGATTGTGGACCCATAGGAAATCCCATTCTTTTAGCATCATCTAGAGTTGGACTAAATGCTGGTTCAGGAAAAGCCATATCCATAAGAACACTACCAACTCCACCACCAAGACCTTTTAAAACTTTAGGAGCAGATGAGAAAGATCTTAATGGTCTTTCTATTGCCTGACGAATTGCAGGAGTTGGTCCGGTCTTTACCATATTTGGAGTGAATGCCTTGAATGGATTCCACCCTCGATATCCAGTTGCACCAGATTGAAATGCTTTATTACTTCTCGTAATTTGTAAGGCATCGTCACCAAATAGTGTTTTTGGATTTGGATTTTTTCTAGCATACTGTCCAAGTCCACCAAACTTTGCAGTATTTTCATTTGGAACTCTTACATTTCTTCCACGATTCCACCAATTCATAAATCCACGCATAGGATTAAATCCACTCCCACTGCTAGATGAAGTAGGAACAGTGTTAGAACCAATCATTCCACCACCTGCAGCGAACTGAATATTGTTTGCTATCTTTGGAATATTAGTTCCGCCAGCTTTTTTATTTAAATCTAAAAAGAAATTTGCTCCATGCTTATCAACTGCCTTTTTAGACATCACAACTTCACCTGGTTGTGCAGCAATTAATTGTGTATCAGGACCAGCACCTGTTATTTTTACACCACTATCGTTAGAAATTCCACCACCACCTTCAAATGCAATATCATTTACATCAATTTCCCTATCAACTAAACCACCACCAAAGAAGGATCTTTTACCAACTAATCCTCCCCCATTGTAGTACATAGCGGACGGAGTTGGCAACCCTATTGGATTTTTAGGTCCGCCTGGAGCATTTAAACTTTGATTTGCAAATGATGCTCCAAGTTTTTGATACCAAGGAGTTTCTTTACTTTGTAATGTTTTATCTATTTCTTTTTGAGACTTCTGAGTGAGAGGTTTCATTCTCTCAGATTCTTTTATTTTTACAGCTCCACCAATAGCGGCCGCTGTATATAAACTTAACCAAGGATTAGCAGCAATAAATCTTCCAATTTGAGGAATAAATCCTCTGAGCATTTTAAGAGTAGTTCTTACAAACTTACCAAAAGGTGTAGCAAATAATCCATATGCAGTCAGTAATGCAGGCCACCAATCCTTTAAAAATCTACCAAGAGATTTTACTTTATCTGCATTCTTAGGATCACTAAACCATTTTACAAGTTGATTAAATGCATAACCAAGCAAAGTAAACTTAATAAATCTAAAGATGCGATCAAGTATTCCTTGAGCTGGAGCAATAATTTTCTTTGCAAGTGACTTTAATTGAGTTAGAGGTTTTTCTAGATCCCCTTCGCGTTGTCTTCTTCTACGATCTTCAGATTTCTTTTTCTCTTCTTCTGTTCTCTTTTTCTTTTCCTTATTTTGAAGTGTCAAACTTTTTAAAATATCATCCAGTGCTTTTTCAATATCTTGTATATCCTTAGAAGAATCTTGTGTTTCTGTAGGAGTTACTGGAACAATCGCTTTACTTGCAAGAAAAAACTTGTCTCTAGAAATTTGTATTGGTCCAGTTGTACCTATAGTTTCTGCTGTTATTTTTTTCTTATTTAATTTAAATCTACCAGTTTTGCCCTTTACTCTTTTAAATTCACTGACAAGTAACTCATCTTCTTCAGTAGAAAGTTTCTTATCAAAACTTCTTGAAGCAACTAATTTTTCTTTCAGAAGAGAAGTGTATGTACCATAGTCAATATCAAAAACATCCTCTATCCCAAGAAGTTTTAAAATTCTTTCATCTATATTTTCATCAACAAGATCCGTTTCTTTAGTACCTTCATACAAAGCAAGAGCGGATTCTTTCTTAGCTTCCGCTCTTATACTTGCAAGTAGGTCGTCCAGATCGTCAGGTCCCATTTTGTTGCTGTTTTGTTTTTTCTTCTTCTAGATAATTTTTCAACATTGCAACATAAACATCCCTTTCCCAAGGCATCATGTTTTCAATTTCCCATAATGAATATTTATGATACTGAATCAAAGCAAAGTTCAACTTATAAAAATTTTCAAGGTCCATATGGACCATACTTATGCGAAAAAACTGGATAAACCCTCCAGAACAACTTCACTCTCAACTTCAGTTTTTGGATTCTTAACCTTCACTGAATGCGAAAGTTTAGGCATTGTTTCAAAGAACTTTTCAATCTGCTTGAACTGAGACGAATTCATTTGTTCTAAAAAGTCAATAAGTTCTTTCTTAGTGACATCGCCAGAAACCCAAATTTCATCTTCAGTATAAATTTTATCAATACAACTTGCAACAAGATCAAAAGATTGATCCATATTTGCATCACCAGAAAAATCAAAATTATTTTTAATGAATTGATCCAATGAAGGATATTTCATTTCCATAATAATATTATCATCTACTTTAATTTTATTTGTATGATCTTCATTCTTTTGAATTTTGATTTCATCAATATTAATTTTTACGGAAACATAAGTTTCCCCATCATCCGGACAAATAATATTAACTTCGACTTCTTCTCCTACAGATTTACCTCGAATATTTAAAAAGAGATATTCAATATCAAAAGTAGGTAACGATTCTACTTTAATATTTTTTGTTAGAATACAACTTTTAATTACATTTTTAATTGCTGTTGTAATCTCTTTGGTATTCTCGCTTTCTAATGCAAGAACAAGAAGTTTTTCTTCCTTAACTAAAAAAGGTCTATATTGAATTTCTTTTCCAGTAGAAGGAAGTTCCAACTCATATGTTGGTGTAGAGATCTTTGGTAAAGGCATAATGACCTATAGATGTTTCAGTGTGATTATTTATTAAGCAATATTTGGTGGCGCAAATCCCTCAAATCCAGCTCCAACAAATCCACCAACATTTCCAGGGAGTTGCTGTAAACCAAAATTATTTTGTAATGGGCTTTCGTTACCATTACTAGTATTAATAGTGTTTATATTATTCATAAAATATCTGATGTAACTGAAAGATACTGTACATTTCAACAATTGTGAAGAGTCATAAGATACTGGCATTGAATTAATTGAGATTGGATATGCGCCAATAAAAGTATACTCAACAAATTTATCAAAATCTTTTTCAAATTTTTGCACATACATATCAACTCTATAATCATCTGGAAATTTTACTCTGTAGTAATAATTTCTTTTTGCTTGATCTTTATATTGATCTTCACCTACAGACCAAGACATCCAAGTTTCAAAAAATTTGATGATCTTATAATCATGATCAACATAAAAAGTAAAATCTATTCTATCATCATATTGTCTTCTGTAAACATGTCTCTCAGTCACACCAGTGAAATCATTATTAATTTCATGAGTTGCTAAAGAAGATCCTGGAAGAGACGCTTCGGAGCAAGAAAGAGTTAAAAGTTCTGGATCAATATCAGACTGTCGATCACCAAAAAATTTTGCAGCTTTATTTTTAATTTCTGAAGTATTAAAATAAACTGCATAATGGGAAGTTAATGCAGGTCTTAATATCTTTGACTTAAGTTCCGAAGTTGGATTAAATTTTGGTGTTTGACCTGAAGGCATTTGCCTATAAATATTTTTACTTATATATTATGTATATGAAAAAGATAAAAACACATTCGTATATTTGGGATACAACTAAATTGTGTGAAACATTCAATGTTAATGGAGCAACCATTTTATCCGAAACGTATGAATATATTTCCGGAAACCATTTTTCCGGAATGTTAGGCAAAAAACACTCAGATGAAACTAAAAAACAAATGAGTGAAATTGCAAAAGGAAGAAATATGAAAAAAGCAATTGAGTCTTCTTCAAAAAAAAGAAAAGGAAATCCTGCACATAATATAGGCTGCGAATATCCACAGTTTCAGAAAGGAGGAAAAATAATATCAAAAGATGGAAAAGTGGTAGAATTTAAATGCATATCCCACATATGCAAAAAATTAAATTTAAATCCAACACATCTAGGTCAGGTCTTATCTGGAAAAAGAAAATCTCATAAAGGTTGGAAAAATGCCTCGTGACTCCAAGTATCATCAGGGATATTTTCATCCAAAAAATCCAGAAAAATATATTGGAAACTCCCAAAATATAGTGTATAGAAGTAGTTGGGAACTAAAATTTATGCAGTGGTGTGATCGCTCACCTAATGTATTAAGGTATGGATCAGAAGAATTTTGTATTCCATATTATAATCCAGTAAAACAAAAAGTATGTAGATACTTTCCAGATTTTATTATTGAAGTTCTTGAAAATAATGGAAAAACGCAAAAATATGTGATAGAAATAAAACCAAAAAAACAAACAGTTCCTCCAGTTCAAGGAAAAAAGAAAAATAAAACCTATATTAATGAAGTAAATACTTATACAGTTAATCAATCAAAATGGAAATCAATTCAGGAATGGTGTGATGATCATTTAATTAAGTTTCGCATAATCACAGAATCTGAATTAGGCATAAAGTAATGGAAATCAAAGGGTTCGGGCAATATGTTGATTCAGGTTCAAAAAGAGTTAATGATCTAAAAGCAAGATTAAAAAAATACAAGTATACTGAACCCGATGATATTATGATGACAATTATGGAAGTCTTTCGTGAGGGAGACTTCGTTCCTGATGTTGGAAAATATTATACCTTTATATACTCAGCAAAAACAAAAGGATTAAGATATGATGAGTTCCCTTTGATCGCAACACTTTCAATAGAAAAGTGGGGATTTACTGGACTTAATTTTCACTGGGGAACAGTCAGAAATTATACTTGGTTTGAAGTAAATAGCAAATTATTAGAAGTTAAACAAAATGAAATTGACTATCTTCGTTCTCTCGAATATGCAAAGTTTAGAACTAAATAAATAAAAAACATCTATAAATGTCTCATACTCTACAAAAAATTGAGATGACTCATCATCTTATGGTTGAGGGAGATTTCTAATGGCAACTGTATATAAAGACACTCCACCCCAATATTTTAAACCAACTATACAAAATAATTCAGTTAATGCACAAGGATATTATGTAACTGTGACTGATGGAGTGACAACTGTATTCAGAAAAGGTAAGAATGCATCAGGTCAAGATGAAATTATAAATGTTGGAAGTATTCCAAAAGTAGGTAGCGGTGGATTTACAAATACTAGTAATGCAAGCAAAGAAGAAATACAATATTTTACTGCCAATGCAAGAAAAACAGTCAATGAGCAAGCAGTTCCTGTAGTAAGTAGAGGAATAGGTGGATCTGCTGGGGGAGGAAACGCTAAAATTAATCAAGTCTTAGGGACAAATTTAGCTTCAACATCAGCAAATCCTACATCAGGAACAAAACCTCCAGATCCACCACTATTACCTCAAGACATATCAGTGTCAATTCCTGACAGCGATATATCAAAATCTATAGATGAAACTTTAAAGGTAAATTTAAGGTATCCTTTAGGAATAAATTCAAACGATCAAGATAGAATAAAGTTTAGTGTAAAACAAATTATAGGAAGAACAGGTATTAATATTAGTGCAGATGCAAAATTTAATCTAGGAACTAGAGATCTCTCTAAACCATTGGGAACTGTTGTTTTGCCAATTCAACCATCAATTTCAGATAGCAATGGCGTTGATTGGGGCGGAGCAAATTTAGATCCAATTACAGCATATGCTGCAGCTTTATCGTTAGATATTGCTGCATCAGGAGGAAATATTGCAGGAGAAGTATCAAGAGCTTTAAATTCAGCTGCAGAAGAATTTAAAAAAGGTTTTGGTGGTCCAAATGATAAAGGTTACAAAAAAGCACTTCAAGTTTTCTTTGCTCAACAAGCAGTAGGAGCTCAAAACTTATTATCAAGAACTGGTGGAGCAATTTTAAACCCCAATCTTGAACTTCTTTTTAATGGACCAACATTAAGACCATTCAATTTTACCTTTAGATTATCACCTAGAAATAAACCAGAAGCAGAACAAGTAAAAAAAATTATAAATTTTTTCAAGAAAGCAATGTCAGTTAAAAAAGCAGCATCTGAAGTATTTTTAAAAGCACCAAATGTTTTTGAAATAGAGTATCAATCAGGAGATGGTAAGTTACACGAATCATTAAATAGAATAAAAACATGCGCTCTTCTAAATTGCGATGTTGATTATACTCCAGATGGAAGTTACATGACTTTTGATGACGAAAATAAAACAATGACCTCATACCAGTTAACTTTAAGATTTAGTGAACTTGATCCAATCTATAATACAGATTATACAAGTCATTCAATAGGATACTAAAATGTCAAGTTACTTCAGACAAGTTCCAGACTTTGAATATGTTAATAGAACTGCAGATGCAAAGAACATTTCAGACTATAGAACTGTAAAAAATCTTTTTAAACGCGGAAAACTAAGAGAAGATATTTTTGGAGATCTTCAATTTTTTACAAAATACAAAATCATTGGAAACGAAAGACCCGATAATGTAGCGTATAAAATTTATCAAGATGCTACACTCGATTGGATTATTTTATTGTCAAATAATATACTTAATGTTCAAACTGAATGGCCATTATCACAAATTTCATTTGATAATTATTTGATGGATAAGTATGGAACATACTCAAATATAAATGCGGTTCATCATTATGAAACAAAAGAAATAAAAGATAGTAATGAAATCATAATAGTTCCAGAGGGACTTAGAGTACCATCCAACTTTTCAGTAACTTATTATGATCGTATCCTAGGAAGACAAATAAATCGAACAAATATAACTAAAGAAATTACAAATTATCAATTTGAAGAAAAAATTCAAAATGATAAAAGAAATATATTTGTACTTAAACCTAGGTATCTAAATGTAATCTTAAATGACATGAATGAACTCATGAAATATAAAAAAGGTGCCGCTCAGTATGAGAGCGACACCTTAAAGAAAGGAGACAATATTAGACTTTACACTTGATCATTCTTCAGCAAGACGCTGGAAATAAGAAAGTGCATCATCTTCATCCTCATCTTCAGTAGTAATCTTTGGAAGAGAAGGAGACTTAGAACGAGCATAAGACTGCTCTAGTTCTTCTACAACTTTAGATTCAACGGAAGGAGATTGCTCATAACTAGCAAACTCATCTTCCTGTTCTACAACTGCACGAGAGCGAGTCGGAGAAGAATTCTTAAGACCGAGAACAGTGTTCATACGGTTCTCAAGTTCTTCATAAGACTTGAATTGATCAGGTGCAATAGTAGCAGCTAGAGAATATTGCTTCTTCCAGATTGCTTCAAGAGCATCATCATCACTAAGAAGAGGTTCGACAGGACCAAACTCAGACTTATCATAATTCCAATACCCATCTTTCTTTACGATCTTGAGTTTGAAATTAGCACCTTGCCAGAAGTCAAAAGGATTGATCGGAGTTTCATCCTCAAACTCAGGTTGCATTGCTTCCATGATCTTATCAAAGATCTTCTTACCATACTTAAACAGGAAGACTTTACCTTCGTTGGCAGGATTAGAAGGATCCTTCACAACATAAATGTTGCTGTAATAAGAGAGTTTACGCTTTTGTTTGCGAACGATTTCTTTGTTTGCTTCGGTTCCACTATTCCAGAGTTGTCGGTTATACTCAGAAACAGGATCTTTTTGTCCGATAGTGGTCAGAGAGTTCTCAATATACCAACCACCAGGACCTTGGAATCCATGGGAATAAACTTTAGACCAGGGAACATCTTCTCCTTCAGGTGCAGGAAGGAAACGAATCACTGCAAAACCGTTTCCAGTTTTATCCAGTTCTGGTTTCCAGAGACGCTCATCAGCACCCCCAGAAGTTGCACTCATCTTCTCCACTTCTTTTACCAGTTTAGAAGTCAGAGAACCAAGAGAGGATTGTTTTTTAAGATCAGCAAAAGACATTAGATTACCTCGGATTGTGTACGGATTTGGCTTTTGTGTACTTCGTTATTCTACAGGTCGGAACCTGTTTTGTCAATCTGTTCTTTCATCATCTCAAGCATCTTAGACATGTTATTGAGAATTATAGTCATATCAGTACCAGGAGGCATTCCCATCATAATCGCAGAATTGACAACTCGTTCTTTCATCTCAACTGCTTCGGGATCATCAGATAAACTCATTCTTGTATAAAGAACTTTTTGTTTATCTAAAAGAGTTTCAAGAACTTCAACATGTTGAAGTTTTTCTTCTTTGGTCATTGTAGGAAACTTGAAAATGTTTCCGTAAATTTGTTCTTGAAGTTCTGCAATTTGAGTCATTTCTGCTCGGACAACTTCGGAACTAAAAAAACTCATTGATCCTCCAGGACTATTTCTTTCAAAAGTTTTCGATAACGAAATACATCAATATTTAGAAATGGATTATATTTTTTAATTCTACGACTGACGGTTTCCCACACTGGGTCTTTAAGTTTCTTATCAAACTTATTCCCGAACAGGAATATCTTATCATATATCACTAGTGTTTCTAGGCTAATTTTCCCGCTCAGGAACTTTTTTAGAAGCGGTGGATGACCCTTTGAACACTTAAAAACATCTTCAAATTTATTTTCTTCAAATAAAGATTGACTTTCTTCTTTGAAAACATAAGAAAGAGACTGTACTTTCTTCTGCCAATTTTGATATCTTTCTTCCCCTTCTTTGATCATTTCCCCAATCCAAAGTGTTTCTGGATCAGGACATGAGACAAAGTTGGCAACAAAAAATTCTAGAACTTCTTTATCTGATTTTTGTCTTGAAATTTTTTCGAACCACATTCTGTCTTTGCGTTTATAAAAAGACTGAACGGTTGCTCTACTTTTACCACAATATTTAAAATAATCATAACTGTCTTTGGTAAAATGATTTTTCAAAGACAGATAACATTTGTAGGCATCAAAAGGCATCATCAAAAAATTAATTTTGCACGGGAGGTTTTTTTAAGAAAGTTCAATTCCATTGCTTCATACTTTATTTTTTCTTTCAATGGTTTTGATATGAGCTTTGGAACGGATTCCAAATCAATATTGTTTTGCTCACAGAAATAAACAATAGCATCAATATAATTCATTTCAGTATTAACCTGAACAAGATTTTCAATTTCTTGAGCAAAACTTGATGGGCAGAAGAATTTACTTTCTAACGCTTTTTCTAATTCATTCTCCATCTGACCTAGTATTGTGATGTACAAATTCTTTGATATACCGAACTAATAGCTTAATATAATCGTCTTTGTTTCTTTTGTCAAATACCTTTACCTCTCCACCAGGAGTCACCATAAGTGTAATGAGTTTCTTAATAGGTATTTCTGTCAATTCATAATATGCAGCAGCATAAAACATTTCTTGAACAAAATAATTTTCAATCCACTTTTCTGGTTTAATCTTATCTGATGTCTTGAAGTCTATAACAGCAAGTTCACCTTCGTATTCTGCAATACAATCGACTCTTCCCGCAAGTCCAAGATATTCTGAATAGAGTGTGCGCTCAATTGCATGAATATTATTTATCTTGTCCAAATATGGTTTTGCATGATGATACATGATTTTTGTCATGGGTTGATAATCATTCCACACAAGTTCTTTGTTTTCAAGATAATCTTGACAGACTTGGTGAAAGTCAGTGCCTCTTGCAGTTGCTCTTTTAGTAATACGATTTGCTTCTTCTAAACCTACTCGATTTCTCCAATCAATAAAAATTTGTCGATTGTAAAAAGAAGTAACCGAAGTAATTGAAGGAACCCAATCTCCATTTGGAAGATTATAGAGACGAATCCCATTCATCTCTTTTTTATTTAATTCAAGTTCACCTAGGTAATTATGATGAATAAATGTCATGCACCGATTTCCATTTTTGCGAGAATGTATTCTTTAACAAATCCTGAACGAACAATATCATCCACACTAAATTCAATAATATCAATTGATGGCATGATTCGAAGAATCTTCATGAAATCAACAATTCCATTTTTCTCATTTGTTTTGATGAGATCGGATTGAGTAGCATCACCACAGAAAAGAATTTTAGAATTCTCACCCACACGAGTAATGATTGAATCAAGTTCATGAAAGTTTAGATTCTGAAACTCATCGACAATGATGATTGCATTGTCTAGAGTTGTACCACGAATAAAAGAAGTGCTCCAGAAACTAATCGTACCTTGAGTTTTAAGATTTCCATAGAGCATTTCAAAAGAAGCTTCATCAGGCATTTCAAACATGTACTTCACCATGTTCTTATATGGAATCTGATAAAGACTTGACTTGTCTTCATGATCTCCAGGAAGGAATCCAATTTCACGAGTAGCAACCAAAGACCTTACGATATAAATTTTTTCATAAGGACTTTTTTCATCGAGAACATCTTTGATTGCATTATAAAGTGCAATAAAGGTCTTACCAGTTCCAGCGCAACCATAAGCAACAATGTTTTTATCTAACTTATAAGATTTAAAAAACTCTTCTTGATTGTCAGTAAGAGGTTCAATATTTCTTATAATGTCGAGATTGATTGGTTTCTTTCTCTTCATTTGCCTGTTGCTCATACCAAATGGAACTGGATTTTTAGGGGTGTTTTTTCTAGGCATATCAGACTGGTTTTACATTTGATCCTGGTACTTTTGATGCTTTGTATAGAACATCATTCCATCCAGGGTGAGATTTTTTAAGTCTATCATAGATTTCACCGACTTCTCCTGAATTGGGACAAGTTGACGGATCTGACCAATCCCTATCCCAATCTGGATTATCTATTTTCCACTGGTCCCAATCATGAACACTTAAAGTGACTTCTTTTTGTTCACCAGTCTGTTTATTAATAACAGGATATGTTGCCAATGTTACTTCTCCATAGTATGTAAGGATATTTATTCAATCGTAATTGAAGGAGCATCAGAGCATTCTGGACAGTCTTCACGAGTCCATCCAAGTGCTTCAGATACCGCAGGGAACTGGCAAGTAAAGATACAACGAACAAGTTCTGCAATCTCCATATGTTCCTTCTGCGTACCGTGTGCAGAGCGAAGATCGATGTAATGTATCCATGACCTTACAGAACCGGTCATATAAAGTCTTGTGGGGGTCGCCAAGGGCAGTACGAACCTTGCGCACTCCTTTGCTACTCCTTTCTCCAGAAGACGGTTGTAGAGTCTCAGACCCTGCTCAAAATGAACGCGGATGTCTTCGGTCAGAGTCAGTTTCAAATAGTCAGGAATGTCATCAATAGAGTTCTGACGATTCTTATTGTCTTGACGACGAAGTTCTGGTAGCGGAATAGTTTTATTCAGAAGATTTGTGTCAGCATACCGTTGTGAAAATTCTTGATATGTGAAAGAACGGTGTCGTAAGATTTGAGCTGCTAGACCGCGAGTGGTGTTAATCTCTACGGTCATACTTGCTTGCTCAAAGATACTCCAGTGTTGATGTTGAATACAGTACTTAAGGAGACCAGAGAACTTTTCATTATCCTGATTAGCAGGATTAGAAACCCTAGCACAGTATGCCATATGTTTCTCTGCATCAGGAGTAACACTAATCAGTTTTACTTCTGGTTTCATAAATTCAAATTCTTCAGTCAGCATATCCATCGTCATCGTCATAAAATACTTCGTCGTAATCGTTTAGGTAAGGTGCAATTTCTTCATATCGTGGTTCTTGTGTATAAGAATCCACATCAGAATTAATCTCTGACTTGAGACATTCTACCAGAGACTCAAGGTTTCTGACAATAATCTTAAGCTTTTCTTGATTCATGTTTATCAACCTCGACAAAGGTAATTATACACAAAAAAAAGAGGGGAGTCAAGTCCCCTCTTAAATCATTTTGCTGCTACCAGAGTAGCAAGAGATGCTTTACGACGCCTCTCTTCTTTTTGCTTTTGCTCTTTAATGAGTTGAAGTGCATTAAGTTTTTTCATTTTGACCTCTCCATGGAAAGTTTATTTCCATTTTCATCAACATAAAACATGGTTCCACGATAGATTTCTACTCGCGGTTCTTGTTTAAATGATTGATTTGGGCGGTTAGCAGTATCATATTCGATACCACGATATACTACTTTTGACATTAGGTTTCTCCTTAATGGTTTAGGTTAAAGAGCGTTCCTTCAGTCGGCGTTTGCGTTCGCTATTTGCGAATAGCGAATGAACGATCCGTTCCGCGTCGGCTTACTTCCGTCCTATTAGGTTTTAGCACTTTACTATGAAGTCCTTTCGGAGTTCTAATAACAATCGGTCCTCTATCTTTTGAATTACTACATCGTCGTTTTTAACGATGTCCATTAGTTCCATCGCGGTGTCGCAAGAAACTGCAACCTGTTGGATGCTAGATGCT